CACCAAGACCAGCACCAATAACAGCACCAGGAATAGCTCCTATACCACCAAGAGCTAAACCGATAGTACCACCAATAGCACCACCAGCTTTTGCACCTGCAACAGCTCCAATAGCACCAAATGTTCCAGAGAATAAACCTCTTACTATAGCCTCAGTCCAGTCTTGTCCATTCAAACCCTTATTGAGTGCAATATCAATACCAATACCAATGAATGGTATTCTTCTAAGTAGTCCTGGTATTGCGGAGTTAAGAGCACCTTTTGCTTTAGGAAATGCTTTAGCTAGAGGCTCAAACATCTTCTTGAGCCAGTTAGATCTCGCTGCCTGCTTTGCCCCCTCTTTACCAGCTCCCTCTGCCACCTCACCCGCAAGTGTTTTACCAGTCGATTTTGTAATTTGATCTATCAAACCTTTACCAAGATTTTTTACAAACTTCAATCCACGTTTGAGAATATTCCTACCAAACTTGAGAATACCTTTCAATAGATTGTATGTCTTCTTAGATATCTCAACGAGAAGATTAATAAAGTTACCAATAACCTTGTTGAATCCTGAAGTAAGGATACCTAAGGCCTTCAGTAGTATCTGTGGAAGATTCTCTGTAAAGAAGTCAACAAATTTTGCAATACCCTCTTGGTTCTTTGGATCATTCAACCACTTGAGGAGTGTAAGAACTGCACCACCTGCAATAATATTACCTAGGAATCTCTTTACTATGTCAAAGAAGTTACCCATAGGTTTCTTCACGACATCAAGGATACCCGACGCCTCCTTCTTTGCTGGTCCAGATTCTATTCTCTTCTCTCTATCTCTCCTTTGTGCACTGACTGCAGCTGCTGCAAGTGCCTTGGATTGTTTCTCTTCAGTGTTAAGTTGTTTATTGAGAAGACCACTAATACTTGCCAGTTCTTTTGCAATAGTATTCAGGTTCTCTGAAAGTTTTTCTATACTTTCTGATGCCTGTGAACCCTTCTGTGAGTCTGCCTGTTTCTCAACTAGATTGAATATTGATTCGTGTATTTGTTCCTGTTCATCCTTAATATTATCTTGTTCACTCTCAACGTTCATCAACTTATCAACGTTGACTTGTATCTTCTTCTCGTTATCGTTTACCTTTACCCTGGTAGTTCTTAAGATTCTTGCTAACTTACCCGTCTTTGATTCACCACCCTGGCCCACCTTGCCCAAGGCAGGAGTAGAAGTCCCCATCAACTTAGATGGAGATACCCTTTTACTTGATTCGGGAGTGATTATTTCATCCATTCGCTTGGGCTCTCTTCTCTTCCTCTTCTAGGTGTTGTTGGAGAAGGCTGACATAGATGTCTCTCTCCCAGGGAATCATGTTCTCAATCTCAGTCAAGCTGTATTTATGGTGCTGCATCAAGGCGAAGTTTAGCTTGTAGAAGCCCTCAAGATCCATGTGGATCAGGGCTACGCGAAAAAACTATTCAATCCTTCAAGAACAACTTCACTCTCAACCTTAGTCTTGGGGTTCTTGACTTTCAATGTGTGTGAAAGTTTAGGCATCGTCTCAAAGAACTTCTCAATCTGTTTGAACTGTGATGAGTTCATTTGTTCTAAGAATTCGATGACCTCTTTCTTACTTACATCTGCAGTAGACCAGACTTCATCTTCACTATAGATCTTATCAATACATGAGGCGATGAGTTCAAATGATTTATCAATACCAACTTCACTCTCACTATCAAGGTCAAAGTTATTCTTAATGAACTCCTCAAGAGATGGATACTTCATCTCCATCATTAATTCATCATCTAACTTGATCTGTTTGTTGTGATCATCTGATACCTTCACTTTGATTTGATCGATATCAATAGTGATAGGGATATTTGTGACACCATCATCTGGTGCAACGATATTAACTTCAACCTCTTCACCTACAGACTTAGCTCTGATGTTGAGGAACAAGTATTCAATATCAAATGTAGGTAGAGTCTCTACCTTAATACCCCTTGTTTTTATACAGGCCTTCAAAACTGTTTTGATAGCTGTAGTGATCTGTTTATTATCTTCACTCTCTAGTGCCAACACCAGGAGTTTTTCTTCTTTAACAAGGAAAGGTCTATATTGAATTTTCTTTTTTAATGAAGGCAATTCCAACTCATACGTTGGGGTTGCAATTGTTGGTAAAGGCATAATAAATTATGATGTATGTTGATATTTAGAGGAGTCCATCCAGAACATTTGTGACGGATCTGTTTCTTACATATCTTATAAAAGACATCGATACTGTGTATTGTAACACGTTACTCTCAGAATAACTAACAGATACTGGTTGGGAACTCTTAGGGAAGGCACCTACTATACTATAGTCTAATTTGTATTGGAACCCATCTCTTAGAAGGTCTCTTGAATTATTGCCAACACCCTTCTCAAACTTGGTGATATAAACGTTGGACTTATACTTACTTGGATAGTTTGCTCTTAAAGTTTTATATGGACTGAGGTATTCATCTCGATCCTCTGTCTGACCCGCAATGTAATCTATCCAACTGTCAAACATTTGGATAACATCATACCTCTGGTTTACATTGAATGTAAAACTTAAATTTCTATCATAGTTTTTTCTATATGCCATCTCCTCTGAGACACCAGTATAATCATTTAATACCTCATGAGTGATAAGGTCTTGTCCTGGAAGTGTGGCTTCAGTGCATGAGAGTTCTACATCTCTACCACTAAGGTTGTAGTTAAAACCCTGTTGGTTTAGATATGCTACGACCTCTGATGGTGGTTGAAGTTTCACCATGTATACTGATGTCTGTGCCACGTTCATGAAACGTGACTTAAGATCAGATGTTCTTACTCTCCTAGGTGTTGGACCTGGCATCTAAATATTGAAGGGACTACTATTACTATGTATGGCGGAAAGTTATAAAAGTTTGTACAAACCCACAAATCCTGAGAAATATCAGGGTGATCCCAACAATATCATCTGTAGATCCTCGTGGGAACGTAAGTTTTGTCTATGGTGTGACACCAATCCAAACATTCTGAAGTGGGCAAGTGAAGAGTTCTCCATACCATATGTCTCACCTGTTGATGGTAGAGTTCATAGATACTTTCCAGACGCATTGATTGAGTATGTTAATGTCCAAGGTAAAGTGAAGAAGGCTTTGATAGAAATCAAACCTTTGAAACAAACTAAACCACCAGTAAAAAAGGATAGGGTTACAAAGAGTTTTATCTATGAAACCAAAACTTATTTGGTGAATGAGGCCAAGTGGAAGGCAGCCTCAGAGTTCTGTAAGGATAATGGAATTGAGTTTAGGATTATCACTGAGAACGAATTAGGTATCAAACAGTATGGAAGAGGAACTAAGTCTAGAACAAGAGGATTATCTAACAGATCCAAGAAACCGAATGGACGTTCTCGCAGATGATATCATTGGGTTAGTTGATCCTGATGATATGATGTTGGCGATCATGGAGGCACTAGGAGTTGAGGAGATATTACCTGATATTGGTAGATACTATACGTTCATCTTCAAACCAAAGACACCTAACATAATGTATGATGAGTACCCTTTGGTTGCTGTAACTAATCTATTTCCATGGGGTTTTAGAGGTGTCAACTATCACTGGGGTGAGTTTAGAAACTACACCTGGCCAGAAGTGGTTGGGAAACTACATCTCATCTACCCAAATGAACTAGATGTTATGAGATCTATTCCATATCAGAAATTCGAACTAAATAACTGAAATACTACCAGTAGATGTCAGAGATTAAAACTCAGAATGTATCTTGGAATAATATTAAGGTAGATCAATATACAGATATTTCCACTGGATACACATACATCACTCTGCCAGGACAGACAGGTAAGTTGGCAGAATCTAGTAGTGCCTCCTGGACGATACTCGATATCAATACTCTTACAAGAATCTATAACGCTGCCAACCTAGCTACCCTAACCACCGATGAAGTGGAGGCTTTATTCTTTAGGTCAGGTAGGTCGGTATACAACAAGGTTAGAGAAGATACCATCAACGATAGAATACTCTACCCAGATGTTGAAACATTTGAGTTGTGGATGGGTGGGATGTTTAACAACAGAATACCAGGGGCAGTAAACCCTGTTGATGGGAGAACTGTTAATAATAATGGTAGGGCCACCAAGGTAAACACATTCAACACTAGTGTTCCTAAAGTTTCTACATTCCAGACAAGAACATCTGGCACCCCAGTGGTTCAAAGTACATTTCAAAGTTCCAACGTCGTTCAGTTGGCATCGACTGGTAATGAGAACACCTATAAGAGATCAAATACCTTTGGTACTATGAGGTATCCAGCTGCGAGGTTAGATGGATATGATTACATTTCAATAACAGCACATAAGTATAGTCCAAGAGGTAACTTATCTGGTGGTGGTATTCCCAACCTCGTAGGAGGAAGTTCAAATGACAGATTGGGCACTCCTATAGGTGAAGTTCAACTACCTATGCAACCTAACATTCAAGAGGCGACTTCTGTTGGTTGGGGTAGAGATACCATCAACGCATTACAGGCTGGGTTCGCTGGTGTCGCATTTAAGACACTGGATGATGTTGAGAATGGTGCATATGGTGCAGCGATGGAGTCTCTTGTGTATGGAACTGGAGATCAAATATCAAAACTACTAAAAAATCCTAATACAGCAGCCTTCGCTAAGGCATACTTTGCTGGTCAGGCTGTTGGAGCAAACATCACAGCTAGAGCAACAGGCACAGTCATCAATCCCAACCTCGAACTACTGTTCTCTGGACCATCATTGAGAGACTTTAGATTCAACTTCACACTCACACCAAGAGATGAAGGTGAGGCATCTACTATCAGACAGATGATAAGGTTCTTTAAAAAAAATATGGCACCAAGGAAGGGAGGACAAAACCTATTCCTTTATGTTCCAAATATTTTTAAGATCAAATACATATATAACGGGGGTGAAGAACACCCATACATGAACCGTTTGAAACCCTGTGCTCTAAAAGCTTTCACAGTTGACTACACACCTGACTCAACATACAACACCTATGAAGGTGGTTCGATGACCAGGTATGCAAT